GTTTCCCAGTCACGATCAATAGAGTTACCCCTAGCAATTAAGCTATAACCAAAAGGAGACCTCATGGGTCAGACAAAAAAGATATTCTCAATCAAAGATTCAAAGGCAGAAGTTTACAACACGCCTTTCGTACAAAATTCAATGGGTGAAGCAGAACGTGCTTTCACCACTGCTCGCCACGACGAGAAAACTACAATTAACAAATATCCCGAGGATTTCGATTTATATTTCCTCGGAGAATTCGACGACGTCGAAGGAAAAATAATCCCACTGGATTCACCTCAACATTTAATAAAAGCGGCCAATATACCCGCGCGCGATTAACGCGTGCGCAACTAAGGCCGCTTAAAAAGCGAAAACTTGCAGCTCTATAAGGAGCGAAGCGACCGCTCGCCCCCTTGATAGGGGGCGCTAGCGAAGGGGGGTAGACCACACGTCTACCCCCCAATTTATTTCAAGCTCATCACAGAAATAAAAACAAGCGTCCCAAAAGGACGCATCGACCAAGGGCAACGACGCCCTACAACAAAAGTCCCGGCTAATTACCCTACTTGTTGTAATTAGCCGGACTGACAGATATTCTGTCAGAACAAACCCAAAGGAGTTAAAAATGCGCAGAAAAAGACTCTCTAAAAGAGGCTCTAAACGTATGTTTAAAAAGAACACAGGAGTTCAAGCCTTAAATAACGCCAACCCACGCACAATGCGTGGCGGAATACGATTATAAAAAAAAAGGCCCGACACATTGCGCTGTATCAGACCTTTAATCGCAAATTACGACAAAAAAGGTAATCTCACCCTCAATCGTAACACAGTAGCCATGCCTGGTCTACTTGGAATGCATTTAGAGTGTAGAAAATGCCTCCCATGCCGTCTAAACACAGCCCGTGAGAAAGCCATAAGGGCCGTTCACGAAGCCGATATGTCCTACCATGAGTCAATGTTCCTAACTCTCACTTACGCCCCAGACAAGCTAACCTCGAACGATTTAAAAGAACTTTACCCTGACTTCCAATTATTCATGAAAAAAATAAGAGAACATAGGTCAAGAAAAGCACAAATGTCCAAAATTAAATACATGGTTACAGGAGAATATGGAGACGAAACAAAAAGACCGCATTGGCACGCACTAATATTCAACTATTGGCCAAAAGACACTGAGCACTGGAGAACAACACCAATTGGTCACAAAATTTACCGTTCAGAACACTTAGAAAAAATGTGGAACAAAGGAAATCTAGAATTTGGTGTAGTAACAATGGAAAGCGCCGGTTACGTAGCTAGATATGGAGCAAAAAAATTAGTTCACGGTAAAGATCAAGATCATGAATACCACCCAAAACATGTAGTATCACAAGGACTCGGAAAATCATGGATAGAAAAGTATTACCAACAAACCTTCGATCAAGGATATGTATTACTTCCAAATGGAGAAAAAGCCAAAATCCCCCGTTACTATCAAGAATGGTTCAAAGAGACCTACCCAGAAAAGTACGGCCATTATGTTACAAATGTAAAAATGAAAATATTAGAACAAGTAGAAAAAAAAGAACGAAAGGAGGAAATGGAATACTTAAGCCGGTTACTTAACCAAGACGACAAAAATAAAAATTGGAATGAACATTTAAATTCAATTCCAGATACACGTAAACAAGTACAATATAGAATTCTTAAAAGAAAATTTAAAAGATTACAGGAGAAATTAAAATTATGATCGACGCAAGTAACGTACAAAACCTTGGTAATAGAAATAGCCAACATTCATTCGCACAAATACCAGATGTGAATATGGCAAGGTCACAATTTAACAGATCGTTTGCAATTAAAGATACATTCGATTTCGATTATCTTATACCAATATTCGTGGATGAAATTATCCCCGGAGATACCTGCAATGTTAATGTTAATTCTTTCGCTAGATTAGCAACACAACAAGTACCAGTACTAGATAATATGTATATAGATTACTTTTTCTTCTTCGTTCCAGCACGATTAGTTTGGGACAATTGGGAAAAATTCAATGGAGCACAAGATAATCCAGACGATACAACAGACTATGAAATACCGACTTTAACAATCAACGATGGTTCAGGATTTCAAGTGGGAACTATATTTGACAAATTCGGTTTACCAACAGAAGTAGATGATTTGACAGTAAATACCCTCCCTTTCCGTTGCTATAACCTGATTTATAACGAATGGTTTAGAGATCAAAACTTAATAGATTCTGTTACAGTTAACAAAGGTGATGGCCCAGATTCACCTTCAGACTATCAATTACTTAAAAGAGCAAAAAAACACGATTACTTTACTTCCGCTTTACCATGGCCCCAAAAAGGAGACGCAGTTTCTTTACCCTTAGGTTTATCAGCCCCAGTCTACGGACCAGATGATATTTCTAATGGAACAAATCTTTGGCAAGGAGAAAGAGTAGCAGACAATACCGGTATTAGAGGTACTATGTTTATTAACTCAACTCCACTATTAGAAGCAGGTAATTCTTTATCTAATGCAAATTGGACATCAGGTAGTATCAGAAATTTTAGTATAGCTTCAAAAGCAAACTACGATGCAGCAGGTTCAAGCGCTGTTCCCGCATATGCAGATTTAACAGAAGCAACAGCAGCAACAATTAATCAGTTAAGAGAAGCTTTCATGGTTCAATCACTACTAGAACTAGATGCTAGAGGAGGAACAAGATATGTCGAAATCATCAAAGCTCACTTCAATGTTCAAAGTCCTGATTTCAGACTCCAACGACCCGAATTTCTCGCTGGAGGCTCAACTAGTATTAACCAACACCCAGTCCCTCAGACTAGTGAATCGAATACCACACTTCAAGCTAACCTCGCCGCCTTTTCAACAGCCTCTACAGTGGGCAATAGAATTGGATTTACAAAATCTTTCACTGAGCATGGATACGTCATCGGACTCGCACAAGCCCGCGGAGAAGTAACCTATCAGCAAGGAATAAATAAAATGTGGCTAAGAGAAGATCGTTTCGATTTCTTCTGGCCAAAATTACAACAACTTGGAGAACAATCTATTCTCAATAAGGAGATTTATGCACAAGGATCAACAGTTGACACTGGTTCAACAGGAACACCCGACGATGAAAGAGTATTCGGTTATCAAGAAAGGTACGCAGAATATAGGTACTATCCTTCTCAAATCAAAGGCCAATTTCGTTCAACGTTCGCTACTTCTCTGGATGTATGGCACATTGCCGAAGAGTTTAGCTCTTTACCTTCTCTCAACCAAACGTTCATTGAAAGCAACACCCCAATCGAGAGATCTCTAGCAACAGCAGATTCTTATCCTCACATATTGTTTGATGCGTATTTTAATTATAAGCACGCACGACCAATGATGACTTACGGTGTACCAGCAACACTAGGAAGGTTCTAATGTGGCAAGCTCTAGTAGGTATGGCTTCACAAGCCTCAAGTAACCAATCCGGAGGACTCTCCTTCATACCTGGTTTTAACGAATTCACCTCCATTCACGGAGGTGAAATGCAAAGAAATGATTGGATAAAATCTAAACAAGAAGCAAGACAACACAACTTCGATATGTTCGGATTACAATCAGAGTTTAATGCAAAAGAAGCCAAAAAAGGAAGAGACTTTGTAGAAAGAATGTCAAATTCAGAAATGCAAAGAAGAGTAAGCGATTTAAAAAAAGCAGGACTCAATCCTTTAATAGCACTCGGGGGTGGTAACACCCCGAGTAGTCCAACGGCTTCAGCCGGCGGCAGTTCAAGCTCAGGAGCATCCCCAGGACCAAATATTTCAGAAGGTTTAGGTTCAGGAGCACAAGATGTAGTTGGAAAAGCAATAGCAATAAAAAAGCTACGCAAAGAACTAGATATCTTAGATGCAACTAAAAATAATATTCAAGCCAACACCCGCAAAACCAATAAACAAGGTAATGTTTTAGAAAAAGAAGAAACTCAATCAGGCATTATTAACGAATTTCTCAAACCATTAGCAGAAGGATTACAATCATGGAAACAAACAACAGCCAAGGAAAAGAAAAAACTGGACAACTGGATAAAAAACAACAAGCACAACAAAAGAAACCATCCTCAAGTCAAGATCGGAGGACCACGATGACAGGATTTAAATTAATTAAAAAAGATGGACCAAAACATATTTATCAATGTCAGAAAACAGGTAGAAAAAAAGTATTTACTGTCAATAATGATGTTTCAAAAACAGACGGTTCATTCAAAAAAATGTGTGATGCAAAAGAGATCGTAAACAAATTTAGAACAACTGGATTAGTAACCCATGTAGCAAAAAAACAAGGTACTTATGCAGATGTTTCTCAAGTACCAGATCTTCACCAATCAATGACCGTTATAAAAGAAGCTGAGTCAGAGTTCATGCAACTACCAGCAAAGATTAGGAAAAAGTTCGATAACGATATGACTAAATATTACAATTTTATAATGGACCCCAATAATGATGAAGAAGCAGTAAAAATAGGACTAAAGTCTTATTCAAAAGAAGCCGAAGAACATTTGAAAGCCGAAGCAGAACGTCAACAGGAGGCCAGAAATGCTCGATCAACTAAACAAAGTAGTAATCCCACTAACTCTAATTCTAAAAGTAATAAGGTGTCTCAAAAAGACACTGATTAATTTCCAATTTCCAAAAACGCCGCAGGATAAAAAAGATCCTCAGGGCTAAAAAAACTAGCCACACACAGTTTCCCCGCCCACGCGGGGTTTTTTTTGCCTTGACAAAAAAACCCCCAGACACAAGTTACCCCTAGCAATTAAGCTATAACCAAAAGGAGACCTCATGGGTCAGACAAAAAAGATATTCTCAATCAAAGATTCAAAGGCAGAAGTTTACAACACGCCTTTCGTACAAAATTCAATGGGTGAAGCAGAACGTGCTTTCACCACTGCTCGCCGATCGTGACTGGGAAACTTGTG